GAGAATTTAGAGAGGTATTTTATTAATGGCTTACTCAAGAGAAAGACAAGAAAGATATATTAAAACAGAAAAAGGAAGACTTGCACACCTTCGTAGTTGTGAAAAGGAACAAAAGAAACTTCGTGCAACAGATGAAGGAAGAATGAAACTTCGTCTTCGAAAAATAAAATGTAGATGGGGAGAAACTTTTGCTAATTGGTACAAGGAACAAAAACCTATGTGTCAAATTTGTGGTAAAAGTGTGTTAAAGTCACCTAAAAATTCACAAAGTAAACAAGACCAGGCTGTTATTGATCACGACCATACATACACACAAAAAGAATATAGACATAATCTTGATTTAAAACCAAGAGGATTACTATGTCATCAATGTAATGTTGGCATAGGTAATTTTAAGGATGACATTGATAGATTGATGAATGCTATTTTATATTTATCAAAGGCAAAGAAATGACACCAAAACCATTATTTGTATCAGCAGACCTTTTAGAAGAAGCAAAGAAACTTGTCGAAACGGATCGCCATGAAGATTATGGTGATAAACTTACTAATCATCAGAACATTGCAAGGCTATGGAGTGCCTATCTTGATGTAGAAATATCAGCGCACGATGTTGCTATTTGTATGGGTCTACTTAAAATTGCACGATTAAAACATGCTCATAAGAAGGACAGTTACCTTGACCTTGCGGCATATGCCGCTATAGCAGGGGAAATAGAAGAGAGAACCGATAGACATATATCATTTGAATCGGAAGGAGAGAAAAGAGGAAGAATGACAGATAAAGCTATTAAAGAATGGGTAGAAGAACATGAAAAGAAAGGTAAAAAATGACACAAAAACCACTATTTGAGCCCCCTAAAGAATGGATACCACCTCAGAGTCTTCCTGATTTATCAGAGGCCAAGGAGATTGCAATTGACTTAGAGACACACGATCCACACATCAAGGACCTCGGACCAGGATGGGCAACAGGAAGAGGAAAAGTTGTTGGTATTGCTTTAGCTGTAGATGGATGGAAAGGATACTTTCCTTTAGCTCATGAAGGTGGAGGAAATTTTGATGAAAATATTATACGAGAACAACTTAAACCTATTTTAAGTAATGATGTAGATAAGATATTTCATAATGCAAGTTATGATGTTGGATGGCTACGTCGTTGGGGACTAGAAGTTAAAGGTCGTTGTATTGATACAATGATAGCTACTGCTCTTATTAATGAAAATAGAATGCCTGGACAATATAATTTAAATGCAGTTGCAAGAGATTATATAGAAGAAAAGAAAAATGAATCATTATTATATGAAGCTGCACAAGCATGGCAAGTAGATGCTAAAGCAGAAATGTATAAATTACCTTATCAATATGTTGGACCATACGCTGAACAAGATGCAGCTATTACTCTTCGGTTATGGAACACATTAAAAATAGAAATATTGAGACAAGAATTAACAAGTATTTTTGATCTAGAGACAGAGCTCCTTCCTGTTTTAATAGATATGAAATGGCAAGGTGTTCGTTTAGATTTAGATAAAGCACATAAAATTAAAAAAGATATAGAAAAGGAAGAGAAGAAATTATTATTAGAACTTAAAAAAGAAATAGGATTTGAAGTAGAAGTATTTGCTCCAACATCTGTTGCTAAAGCATTCGATAAGAAAAAAATAAAATATAATAAAACACCAACTGGTCTTCCTAGTTTTGATAAGAACTTTTTAGCCTCATTGAATGATCCTTTTTCACAAAAGATAGTTCAAGCACGTGAGCTCTATAAAGCAAGATCAACTTTTATTGATTCACTGTTAAAACATGAACATAATGGCAGAATACATGGAGAAATTAACCAATTAAAATCAGACCAAGGTGGTACCATTACTGGTCGTCTGAGCATGTCAAATCCAAATTTACAGCAAATTCCTTCTCGAAATGAAAAGATTGGTCCTCTTATAAGACAATTATTTATTCCAGAAGAAGGATGTACTTGGGGTAGTTTTGATTATTCACAACAGGAACCACGCCTTGTCGTTCATTTTGCAGCTTTAACACATGGTGGTTTGGATGGCGCAGAAGAATTTGTTGGTGCGTATAATAATGATGCGTCCACAGACTTTCATCAGATTGCTGGAGACATGGCAGGAATAGAGAGACGTGTAGCAAAGACCATGAACCTCGGATTATTTTATGGAATGGGTCAAAAGAAATTAGGAAGTCAATTAGGATTAGGTGAAGAAGATACAAAAGAATTATTTGATACTTATCATTCCCGTGTTCCTTTTGTTAAACAATTAATGAGTTTAGCAATGAAGACAGCAAATGATAATGGACAAGTAAGAACTATTCTTGGTCGTATATGTCATTTTGATTTATGGGAACCAACAAGATGGGGTGTTCACAAGCCTTTACCAAGAGAAGATGCAGTGAGAAAATATGGATCAAGTTTAAAAAGAGGTTTTATATACAAAGCATTGAATAAATTAATCCAGGGCAGTGCAGCTGATCAAACAAAAAAGGCAATGATAGAAGTCCATAAGGCTGGTATTACTCCTCATATTCAAGTTCATGATGAGTTAAACGTTTCAATAAAAGACGATGCAATGCGTGATCAAATAAAAAGTATAATGGAAAATTGTGTAAAACTAGAAGTACCAAGTAAAGTTGATGCGAAGGAAGGAAAGTCATGGGGAGCGATAAAGAAATAAAAATAGTCACAACAGTATGTCCTTTTTGTAAAGAGACAACCTTTCCTACAAAAACTGATATTGGAGATAATGTTTATAAATGCACAGATTGTGGTGGTTTGATGGAACTTGAGGAAGAGGAAGAAAAATCAGTTATTTTTGAGCCTGAGATAGACTTAGACCCAACTATTCACTGATTTTACTTGATTTTCCCATTTAATTGCCATATAATACAGATATACGAAAGAAGAGTATGTCAATTGCAATTGATATATCCTCCTGGCTGAACAACAATAACTGAGTTGTAAGGCACTGATTTTAAGAAGTATGTCCAAATGGATGAGGTCTTAAAGTTAGGTTCTGAAGTACTAGTTAACATTTAGGAAATGTTGATTGGTCGGGAAAAGGTTGAGGGTGACCACAAGATAATCCCTCGGAGGCTTTTGTATAGTATAGAAAAATGAATTTTTTATTGGTATTAGCTATTACTCTTCTTTGTTGGAAACCAATACTATTCATTATTATAGTAATAATTATCCTATTAGGAGGAATATGACAGACGTATCAAAATATAAATCCGTTGCAGTAAAATTACCTGTGTGGAATAAACTACAATCATTCGCACAGCAAGATTTACGATCGGTCGGTAAAGTTATTGAATGGCTTACTGATAAAGAAGATAAGACAAGGAAAAAAAGAAAAGTTAAAAATGGTGGGGCTCATGCCTGAAGATAAGTATGAGCTAAAAGAATATGAAATTGTTGTTAGGCAGGTAAATACAATTACCTATAAAGTTAGTGATTTTAGTGAATCTTTAGCTGCTTATCAAGTCCAGGAGATGGTTGATGATAGAAATTGGGATGAATTATTAAAATATTCCCCGAAAAGCCCTAAATTTAAGCCAATTCCACCCTTTTCTTTGCCAATTATAAAATGGGGTGTAAAAGAAGATGTTCTACGATCTAATCCTTTTACTAAATCTAAATCATCCTAAATACTTGCAATTTTATATAAAAAACTGTATTTTAGGTGTATCTGAAGATCCGCTAAAACTTCAGATTTTACATCAATGGGATGAGATGTCAGACACCTTGACATTCTCCTTACCCTTTTCGGATAGGAAACGGTGTGACAGCCCGGAGAGACGGGCTTCCAGGGAGGTTTAACTTGGACGATAAAATATTAAATACAAGAAAGACATTACTTGACATTATTGTTGGTGATAAAAAGATTATTAAAAGTAAAGAAGAGAAATTAAAAACTCTTGATACTTTTAAACGTATATGGTCATCAAGTGATGATGAAAAAACACGTAAAGAAACTTTTAAACTGTTAGGAAAAAGTACTCTTGCAATATCAAAATGACTTTGTACGAACAGATTGAATGGGTAAAGGACATTAATGATGTTCACCCCAGGTATCCTGAAAAAGGTGTGCAAGCTCTCAAGCATGTCTTTTATAAGGATGGAACTGATCAAAAATATTCTTTTGAAGAATGGAATATTATTGTAGCAGAAGGAGAAAAAAAGTTTGAAGAAAAACAAAAATTAATTAATACATTAAAGAAATTAGGAGGAAATAATGAATAATGTAATTGCACCTGCTTTAATAAAAGCACTACAAAAGAAATATGATGCGGAGTTTGAAGTCGCTTTCGCTGAATGTATTGTTTATGTAGCTAACTCTACAGGTATAGGGGAACACTCTGATATTGTAACTGAGATCGATAAAAAAATACAAACTATGCATGATGCTATGGGTAAAAAAGAAATGATAACTAAATTTTTTGTAGCTAAACCAGCAGAAGAAAAAAAAGATGACAACAAGCCAGCAAATTAGTTACGATATTTATCAGCCCTTTGGTCCTAGTGTGATGAAAGCATCTATTCCACAAGTGGCTATTGATCTTGTTAACAAAGTATCAGAAGATATTTTAAAGGATAAAAAAAGACGTAAAGAATTAGATTGGCACGATAATTTAGCTGGAAATGTTAAATATGAAGTTGCTTTTCCTTTACAAGAAATTCCTAGTATGGAGCAGCTTTTAAGTAAACTTGCAAGTGATTATATAAATAAGACGGTTAAAGAGCAAGTTGATCTAGAAAAAACGGATATGTCATACAGAGCATGGGTTGTTAGTCAATATGCAGGTGATTTTAATCCTCTTCATATCCATGATGCTAATCTTTCTGGTGTCTGTTTCCTCAAGTTGCCTCCCGGCTATGAGGAGGAGTATCGACGTGAGGATCATCATCCAACCGTAGGTTGTTTAGAGTTCCTCGGGTCGATGCCCAATCACTTTGCTAATCATTCGTATTTAGTTAAACCACAAATAGGAGACTTATATTTATTTCCCAGTCATTTAGCACACCAGGTATATCCTTTTCGATCTAAAGGAGAGAGAAGATCAATGGCCTTTAATATTCATCTAAAGTCCAGGGACCCCGGAAAACCTGTAGGAAAAGGAGTCGATGTATAATGGCTCGTACAGGTCGTCATGGCTACGGTAAGGGAAGAAGAAAAATTGGAAGTAGCAAGCGTAAGAGACGTTCTGCTCGTTATAAGAATAAGAAAATAAGAAAGAGAAAAAAGAGATGAGTGAAATAGCTATATTAACATCTTTAGTAGTAATTATTGCTTTACTTGGTTTTATAGCATTTATGATATTTGTTATAGGACATAACCTGGATAAGAAAGACTAAGAAGTATACTCTCTGGTACTAAATAAATCAGGATAATGCTCAAATAAGTAGTTGACTGTATCTCTTACTTTGTACGTGTAAAACGGATCTGCGGCAAACGGAGCAAGTGTTTTAATTAATTCTTCAATATTAATTTTACTTACTAATACCTGTTTCATCCTTAGTTCTCTATATTCTTTAAACCGTGATACTTCTGCTAAGATTCGTACATAGTCAGCAGTGCTTTCACACCTTCTTCCATATGTTTTTAGAATGACTTCACTTTTAAATGATTTAATATGTGGTTCAGTTCTATCTGTTTGAATAATGCCGTAAAAGTTATTAGCTTCTGTTGCAAATCTTGATCGTCCCCAATCTGATTCCAATGCTGCCTGTGCTACACTTATAATAACGACAACACGTTGTTGAGGGGGTATATAGGCATTAATCTCCGCCGTACATTCAGCTATACCAAGGACAAACTCGTCCTGGTTTTTATATTCAAAATCAAATCCCTGAATAAATGAGGAACAAAAAAGAAATAATACAGCACAAAGATCTTTAATCATGCACTACAGGCTACACATTCCTCTTCTAATGTGTCTAATGATGGTGGTTTTTCCGGAAACATATGTTTTTTTGGTTTTTGCAGCTTATTTAATTGCATCTCTAAATTGGCAATTGTATGTAAATTTTCTAGTTGGTGTCTCTCTAGTTGTTGAATAGTCTCTTGGCAATTACAAGTGCCACAGCTGCAGTCAGTCATTATGTCTCCTTTGTTTAATGTGAAAAATATTCCACCTTACACCCTTCTTTCAAATGGGATCAAGTATTATTTTGATGACATTACGCTTACCATCCACTTTTTTATATTGCTTCGCATCAAAAGTTCTGTCGTAAAGTTCGCATAAGCATTTACAAGGTTTTCTTCTAGTGCTCCGTCCAAATGATATTGGTAATGACATAGATGAAAGAGCTCATGGACAAGAAGATTGAGGGATACCTCATTATGCATGTTCATAATACTCTCGTCTAAATTAATTGTTAGAGGAGGTTTAGAATGAAAGGAGCCTTGTTGCTCTGCTATTTCGTATGACGCGTCGTGGCTTAATAGACGTAAATGGACTTTAAACGGTCCTATCTCAACGTATTGTGGTAGTTTTTCTTTCTTCACCACTTCCTAATTACATCATAACACTCTTCTAGGGAAGTCTTTTTTTGCCTAGTCCTGGAGTATTTGGTCTTGTCAGATGTGGCCTGTTTCCTGTACCGCGGATCCTGGAGCTGCTTGGCAACGGGATTTGGTCGTTTTTTATAGATAATTTTAGACATATAGTTGTATAGAAATTATTTTGTTTTTTCTTTTGTCATTTTTTTCTTAAAATGAGGTAACTCAGGTAACTTTCGTCTTAACATATTGATTTTATTACATTTTATCGGTTACTTATTGGTTACTTCTTATGTTTTATACAAGTAACTAGAGTAACCACTTTACACTTTTACTACAAGCCTTGCATAAAAAATAATGAAAATATATATAATATAATATATAATATATACAACTATATGCAGAAACGAGAATTAAAAGATGCTATCAAAGAGATGTCTAATAATCTCTCTGAAAGAATAATGGTTATAACCCAGGAGCTGATAACTAAAGATAAGAAAAGTGAAGGGAAATTTTTGAAGAGAGGTCAGTTTAGTTATGACTTTGATTTACCAAGACCACTATTTCATTCTATATTGAAGAAAATGGTAATAGAATTTTCTGTTGAAAATAAAAATGTTGTGGATATTATAAAAAAGATAGAGCAGCATCTTAATATTAATGAAGATGTACAAGCTAAATATGATGAACGTAAAGGATGGATTTTAGAAGATGTCGAACGGAAAAGGAATGGGGAACCTGAAAAAGTTAACCCCAAAACAGATTAAATTTGCTTTATTAATAGTTACTAAAGGAGACCGTATGACTGCGGCTGACTGTGCTATTGAAGCAGGATATTCTGAAAAAGCTGCTAATCAAATTGCTTCTAATTTACAAAGCCCAAAAATGTTTCCTCTTGTTGTAGAGGAAATAGATAGACTTAGAAAAGAATGGCAGGAAAAATATAAAGTAAGCTATTCAAGACACGTTAAAAGACTTGATGATTTGTCTAGAGGTGCTGAAGCTGCTAGTAATTGGAATGCTGCAGTTGCTGCTGAGAAAGCCAGGGGCCAGGCAGCAGGATTATATATTGATAGAAAAGAGATACTCACAGGATCTATAGATCAATTATCCAAAGCCGAGGTTGAAGA